CCTAGAGTAATGGTCCCCGTGCCAGTAGTCGAAGTGGCCATTTTAGCCCTGTTTACTAGCACAGCCACCTTGATTAACCCTTACGCAATCCGGATGATGGCGTTAGACGCGTCCGCTGTAGGGAAGACAATCTGAAAATCTCCAGAGGACGAAGACTTATCTGAGCCAAAATCTAAGACCACAACAGAAGGATCCCCCGCCGCAGTGTCATTATAAATCAAAGCACCACGAGCAGTGATTGTTGCGCTAGACCAAGTAACATCGGCAAAGTCTGTAAACGCCGTTGTGCCAGAGGCTGTTGGAGTTACGTTAGTCAACGTCTCACCTGTCGCAGTATACCCTGAACCGCTAACCTCGTTAGTCGCAGTATAAGCAGTTGTCGCAGCAGTAAAAGATGCGTTGTTGTCATACAGCGCAATCTTAAAAGTGTTACCAGTAGAGTTTGTAAAGTTGTGTGTACCCGTCAACAACTGAGTCTTAAACGACGTACACATATAGTTTCCAGTAAAGGCCATGTCAAAGTCTCCTTATAAGTTCAGCCAGTTCGGGATGTCCCGCATCATTAAGCGCATTATACACAGTTGTGCGGTCACTGCGAATAGCTTGGCGCATATAGAATGCAACTAGCTTTTCGACGTGCTTTGAAAAAGCACGAGCTTGGTCCCTTATCCCAGGATGGGCGGTATCGGAGACCGAAATAATCTTTTCAACGCACTGTTCAGCAAGCTCATCAGGCGTAAACCCACGATTGTCCGTAGTACGGATTCCAACGATAGACGTGTCTTTTGGTACGCTTACTTTAAACTCGAACATTATTGTTTCTGCCTTCTAACCATACCTGTGCGGTATTCATCAGACGTTTCTTTAGCTTCACCCAGCATCTTAACACCAGTTACCGCTTCTTGGAACCGTTGATTATACATCGTCATAACGTCCTGTTCGCCCTTCATGTAGATGTACGCTTCAATCAACGAGCCATATAGCAACGCTAACTCTGCATTTACACTAAGCCATGTTGTGCCGCTTTCGGATCCTGAAGTTAAACTTTGAGGGCGATAGAAATAATGCAATTCCGCGGTGTATGTAGTATTAGGCGTCGGACCAAGTATAAAATTATCCACATCAAACTGACCGTAGTAACGAGGCGCACCTGTTGTTGTTGCATCTGGTGTGTAGGTTTGGATAAAACTTACATCTTTGAACTCCACAAAGAACTTATCACCGTCTGCCCCAGCCAAACTCAGCGAGAAGGGAGCCAAAAAATCTGTTGGACAAGCTAAGTATTTATTACTGGCTGTAGTGCTTGCCGTAGCATTTTTACGAAACAAGTTAAGCTGAACGCCTTTTAGAATCCGTTCTTCAGCTTGCCTAATAAACAAAGGCAGATTGTTAACGAAAGACGTTTCATCGTTTTCCGTATAATCCTGGATAGCTTGTTTTAGTTGTGCATATGTAAAGCTCATGGCGTATTCACCGTTACTGTTCCAATTCCACTTATAGACTCTTCGCCCGTCGTTGTAACCTCAACACCTATCCCTGCTACGATAGAAACCTGACCAACCTGACCAACTCCAGTTAAAAAAGTAAGGTTAGGATTCTCGACTAACGGAACGCCAACAAACGCTTGAACCGGTTCTTTTGAATCTGGGCGTGGATCTCTTAACGCCTGTGGATCTGGATACGCTTTTGGTGGAAACAACTGCGGATGCTTTGGCTCAAATTCATCCGGACCAACCTTCGCGCCAGTCCACTCTGTCTTCATCTCACGAAGACGGTAACGGCGACCCGACCGGTCTGAAATTCCCCAAGCATTTTTTCCGCTAGCGTATGCCATTAAACCCTCAAGTAACTCAAGCTAGGTTGTAGCTTCAATGGTGTTCGACCTTCGTCTTCATCCGCCGCACGTTGAAACTCTTCTTCGTACACCGACTTTAGCAACTGAACTCGATCAGGCGCACGTTTCATAGACATGTAGTATGCTAGCCCCGCCACCATACAAGGATAAAAACGGAAAGGCATATCAGTAGTATTAACAAGGGTATCAGCATCTTGGATCCGCTGAACATAATAGTAAATTAACTGGTCTGTCGAGTTTTCTGGGACAGACCACAAGTTAATAACAGGATCAATCTGACGGTCAAAATAGAACTGACTTGGACGACCCTGAGTCGTTTTATTGGGAAGTGTAGCATATTCGCCACGGCTAATCCGCTCAACCTCATAGTCCGTACCATTACGACGCAACACTACTTCCAAAATATCCACAACATCCGCCGTCAACGTTTCTTGTGCTTGACCTTGCGTCAAGGTAATCGTTCCTTGCTTCACGGTCCACAGGTTTAAACCACGGTTAGCCCAGTCTGCAAACATAATGTTTAAAGACCGACGAGCCGTTTTAGCATCGTACCCAGTGCGAACCTCAAGGCCACAGCGTTCATACGCTTCCTCGATGATCTCACCGACATCCATGTTGAAATCGCGTGAACCAGATGTAGCCATCAGAATGTTCCTTTAAACTTGGTTCCTACAGAACCGCCCTTGCTGTACTTCACCATACCACCTTTGGCTTTTCCTTGCGACTTCTTTATCGCTTCCGCGGTTGGTGCGCCTTTTTCACCAGGAGACCGCATACGTTCCCCAGAGCCTTCAGCGATCCGTTTACGTTTAGCATGAATGTTATCCCATAGTCCGCGTTTACCCATCTTACTGTCCTCTGGTGGGGTGGAGACCTGGAACGGCATTTGTCCACGCGTTATCATTGTACCCTGCTTTCTGTGAGTTATTCACCAAAAACTTTAACATCTCATAGTTCTGAGAAACCAGCTGATTGGTGTGCTTGACTTCAGATTCTAAAACAGCCGCCCTAGAGTTTAGATTAATCAAGGTAGTAGATGTCCACGTAGTCCACTCCTTGATAACAAAACCAAACGCACCAACTAAAATAGTGGTTGCCAAGCCTATGAGAATCTTTTGTTCCATTTTTCTACCACATTTTGCACGACCAGTACTTGGCCGAGAGTTTATCAAGTTTGCCTTTATCACATCCATGTCGCGCTCTAAATGATTTCCGTCGCTCTGGGTTTGATTTCTTGATCGTCATGTTGGCATCGCCAAAGCGAACGATCTTTTCTTTGCCATTGGCACAAGCCTTAACAACCGACTTCTTTCCCCCAGAGATCTGACGCTTGGGCTTGTTGCATGCCATCTTGGATTTATCAATCTTAGCCATCAAAGCGGTCCTTTTTCTTTGATCAAGTATGCATCAAACGCTGCCGTAATACGGGCATTGTTGGAACGCAAAGAGGCACGGATATCTATGTCGGATTTTTCAGGCAATCTAAACGGGGCGTGGAATGCGTAAAAATATTCCGCAGAAGCTACTTCAAACGTATGCGCAATGCGAAAGGCACTTTGTCCGCCATACCTAACATAAAAATCTCCCGTCGCATCCGCACCCGCCTGAACACTCATGACACCTTGTGTGAGGTATAAACTATACCCAGCAGGAACAGTGTATACGCCCATAAGAGTTTGAGCCTTTTCCGCGGTAATTCGTGCCACCACCGTAGTACTTCTCTTTATGTCAATGTTTCCAACGTTTGCCGCCGATCCATTATGCATATACGCACGATACACGCGGATAAACGACTTGGTTGTGGCATTACCAGTCGCATTTGTAAGCGTTACATTTTCAGTAATCTCATTGTAAGAAGCATCAAGACCAATAATAGTGATGGTTTTATCTGCATCCGACGCACTTGCTCGATCTACCGTAAGTACCCCTGCTGTAGCAAAAGCAGACCAGGGATACAGTGTATCGTTTATATCCCACACTGTTCCTGTCGTGTTAATCGACATAGCAGGAACGGCACCAAACTTATGCAATACAGAATGCCCAGGGATTTGACCCCTGGACACCTGAAGCTCAAACGGCTCCGAGGTTCCGACCTGTGAAATCGAACGGATGTCGTAAGCCATATGATCCTCCTACGATAGAAAGATCGTTAGTTCGTTAGCCGTACCCGTAAACGCATCGATATAAACACCACTGCTTGCAATGATGCCATCATCAGGAATGTTCATGACATGATGCCCCGTAGGAAACTTCTGTGTCAAAAGCACTTCACCGTTGGTGTCTCCGTTTTTCAACGTAAACGCACCAGCAGCTGCCGCGTAAATTACAACCTGACGCAAACGAGAACGAGTAGGACCAACGATTGCCGCCGTTGTTCCTTGAACCCAATTATATGCGGTAACTGGACCAGCCATAAACGCCTCCTATTATGATAGAGCCGCGCCTACAGCAGTTACCCATGCAGAGCCAGTTGAAATGACAAGGCAGTATTCATCATCACCTGCGCCATTGTCGTTAATCAAACGAACTTGACCAGCATTTGCTGCTGCTGCTGCTGGAAGAGAAGCGGTTGCGATTGCAGTTAGCTTTACAAAATCGGTAACAGTAACATCACCAGTAAAACCATTATTGGACACTACCGGCCCAGTAAACGTTGTTGTAGCCATTTTTATCTCCTGTCGTGGCTAGTGTCAGCCGCACCATGCGACTGTCAGGGATATCCTAACCATACAGAACTTTAAGACAAAAAGAAAGGGGCTACCGAAGTAGCCCCAGTCTAACAGGGAGGTAATCCAAATGAATGAATTACCCTATCCTACCACAACTTACGCGCCAGGAGAACCGTAAACGCAACGTGCGTCGGAGAAACCGAAGCTGTAACGCTCACGCGCTTTGAAGCGCATGTTACCTGTGTCGAAGTCTGCTTCCATGTTAGTGGACATCGGAGTACGCTCGAAGTGGATGAAACCACGAGGAGCGTCTGTTTTGATGAAGAACGCATCTGGGTCTGTTAGGAAGTCGTTGACGGCGTAGCCTTCAGGCAACATTCCCATAGAACGCAATGCGTTGACATCGTTGTCCGCTGTACCAACACGCAAGTTAGAAACCATCAAACGCTCTGCAACGAATTGCAGTTGACGTGGGATGACCAACTTCGTGCCGCGTAGGGCAACTTTAAGACCACGCTCATCAACGAAGCCTGCGATGTTGATCAAAGCATCTTCAAGAGATGTTTCGTTCAAGTCCGCTGCCACTGATGGAGTGTTCGCAAACGAACCACCGGATGTTAGTGGGTGGTCTGTTGCACACAATGCTTTGCCGTCACCACCAGCAGATGCGCCAGCAGTAAATGCGTTGTTAAGAACCGCAGCGGCCTTAACTTGCTTTGTGTGTGCCATTGAACGTGCCAACGCACGAGTATAACGTGAGCCTAGACGATCATAAAGGTTATCTTCGATAGCCTCTTCTGTGATCGAGAATGCCAACGCGATTGTCTCGTGGGTGTAACGAGCAGTGTATGCTTCGTTTGCGTCGTCAAAGTTAATTGAGGAACCTTCCGATTTGGTCGGTGCCGCGCCGAAACCTGATAACATAACCTCTTCTTCAAATGCACGATCTGAAGATTCAGTTGTGTAGATCTCCGCATGTTGGTTTTCGTACCGTGAGTACTCCATACCGAACAAAGCGTTAAGACCTGGTTCCAACTCTTTCGCTAGTTGTGCGCGAGAGATAGCCATAAGTTAGTCTCCTTATACGCCAGTGGTTGATGGAGTACCAGCAGCAATCGCACCGTTTGGTGAGTTGAAGCTGTTATTCAATCGAACGAGTAGTGGGATACCAGCTGCTGTGTAGTCTTGGTTTTCAGGATCTTCCTGAATACCAATAATGCGCAGTTGTAGCGCAGCAGTGGTGGCGATTGTGCTGACTGCCAACGTTGCAGAAGAGATACCTGTGGTTGCAGAACCAGAAGTAGCTGTTGCAAAGTTTGCGTTTGCGAACACATGGCCGCGCGCTGTTGCTTCGCTTGTTAGTGAAGCGTTAGACGCGATGACAAATGTTTGCATTGGGTTGTCATACACATAGGCTTTGATCGGATGGTTAGAATCCGCACCTGAACCTGGCCAATAGTTTGACCAAACTTTTTTACCAGTAGTTGACGAAACGTATTCACAACCCCAGAAAACACCTACGAGACCTACAGTACCACCTGCTGCCGCGCCAACGATGTCAATATAGCCAGTTGACAACGGGATAACAGGAGAACCTTGATAGATCGCGTTTGTGTTCCCAGAGGCAATACGATACTCGGTCGTACCAGTGGTGTTCGCACCGGAACCTACAACCCCTACAGGGCGTAGACCAAATGCACCATTAGTATTTGCCATAGTAGCAATCCTCTAAATTACTCGGCGTCACGTTCACGTCCGCCGAAGGTTACACGACTTTGCCGACTTGAATTAATCGGCATTGAAGGATGTTGTTCCTTCATCAAGTCCTGATCCACAGCTACCATCTGTTCGCGGGTTCGGCCCCCGTAATACTCGTTTCTTTCGCGGGCTGTTTCTTCAGGGATACGGCACAACATCAAGCCACCTTGCCCAATGACGCCCTCGTAACGACCATCGTCGATAACAGGAGCTTCGTAGTCTGGGTACTCGTCCTTACGAACCGGTTCCCAACCTTCCCGCAACTTAGAGTTTACGTTCATCTTATCTTCTTCGCCGCGCATTGCGACTCGAATCCAACGATGCACATATCCATCAGGTGGGGGAGGTGCAGCTAGGTGACTGGGCGGTGCCCATGGTTTTCTGCGCGTTTCTGAATCGCGTGTTTCGCTTTTGCGAGGTGTTCTGTCAGCCATGTTCTTAGTCCTTCACATATTTGGCGTATTCTTCAAGAGGTACGCCCAACTTTTTAGCAATCGCTACTTGTGAATGCGTCAGTTTGACCGACCTGCGCCCCTGTTTATTGCTGCGGGATGCGGAGTTACCAGCAGAAGCGACCTGACTTCCTCCACCCGTTTTCTTAGGCGTTTCGAACTTGTGAGGAAACTCACGACGAATACGCCTATCTACCTCAGTATAGTACTCATCGCTATTCGGGTCAAACCCTTCTTCTTCGACAAGTTCCTGATGAATAGCAAATGCCGATGCAGTCATGACTTTGTCCTGACCAAACCAAGTATTTTTCTCCGCCCAACCCTGGGCACGAGGATCTGGTTTTGCCTGTTGTTGCTGCGGCTGCGGAGCCGCTTGCTGTACAGGTTGTGCTTGTTGCACAGGCATCTTAGCTTGCTGCTCTGCACGAATCTTTGCAGTGTTATACCGCTGTGTTTCAATAGCGATGTTAGACAGAGCTTGCTGCGCTTCCAGCATACGGTCGGTATCCCCAGACTCATATGCCTCTTTATACGCGCGTTTTGCTGCCTCTGTTTGCGACTGCAAACGTGTACCGTACTCTGAAAGATATCCCGTATCCAAAGCCTGCATACGTGATTTGAGCTTTTGGTTTTCTTCCAGTAGCTGCTGAGATACGCGAAGTGCTTCAGCCTTATCGCGCTCTTCCTGACGGTATCTTTCCGTCAATTTCTTAATACGACTCTGTACGCCTTTACTATACGAGTCTAACTCTTCATCACCTGAGTCAGCTTTGGCTTCCCGTTTGGGAACCTCTTCTTCCTCTGGGGTCTCTACAACAAATTCTTCTTGTTCTTCTTCAGACATAACCTACCTCTTAAACATGCTTGATATCGTCTGGCTCAAGAATAGTAGCAATAACTTCGTCATCGTTAATGATGCGAACCTCCCCACCGTCAATCTTGAATCGTGAACCAGAATATCGACCAATGCATACCCACTGGCCTTCCTTGCACCATGGCTCTGCTTCAGGTCCAAACTTGTCAGGATCCTTATAAGCCAGAGGCCCTAGTTTCATAACGTATGCCACAACAGTAGCTACGCTTTCACGTTCCCGAACTTCGTCAGGAATGTATAGACCACTCGCTGTCTTAGCTTTACCTTGATACGGCATAACTAAAACCCGCCAACCAGTTGGTTGCGGGAGACGTTCGAGTAGCGGTTTGTCTAAGAGGGACGGGTCTAGTACCCGTTCTTTAGCGTCAACATATGCGCCTTCCAAAGACGAGGAGTCAGCTTTAGACTCTTGTCGTTCTTTGTTCATTTTCTGCGCAACGTGGTCAGGAAGATATAAAGTCTTCGACATCGTCTACGTTTTTCTCCAGCAGGGCCTTGATCTCTTCACGAGCAAAGG